TCACATATACAGCGCTGCTTCTACGGCCCCTGCGGTGTCCTCACGCTCCAACATAATGTGATTGTACACGCGCAGCACCATGGCCTCGCTGTCGCCCAGGAGCGTCGCAATATTCTTGATCGACACGCGCGGGATCTGATAACAGAGAGATGTGCAGTAGTTGTGCCGGAAGATGTGCGCTGTGAGCCCGGATATGGGCTGTTCTGCGACTTCGTTCATGGCCTTGATGATTCTGTCCCATTTGCGGCGATACGAGGATTTAGATACCAATTTGCCGCCGCGCATGGAAAAGAGCTGAGTCCCTCTCATGCAGAAACGAACGTAAGACTCGAGAGAGGAGAAGAGCTGCGGCGGGATCGGTACCTGCCGGTATCCGTTATGAGATTTTGGACACTTGATGCTCGGCCGACCGGCATCGTCAAATTCAACGGACTTGTTGACATTGATGGTTTTCTCTGCAAAATCAATATCAAACCGAGTGAGGGCGAGGACTTCTCCACAACGCAATCCTGTAGCATACAAGATATCCACAAAAATTCTATCTTCTGGGGATAACTCTGCTTTTATCATGGCATTTTTTTCGTTTTCGGTCAGCGGACGCTTCTCATCCGCCTTGTAGTCGATCGGCTTCATAGCGTCCTTAAGATCCTCGTACAGATTCGCAGCGTAGAGACGGTCATGCACTGCGGTTCGCATGATCTGAGAAAAGCAGAGGAGCAGCTGTTGCTGAGTGCGCTTCTTGCCGGCAGCATCGTTGAGGAGCATCTGGTAGTGGATCGGGAGAACGTCACAGAGCCGAACGCCGGCCATCTGCCCCATGTGCTTGTCGATAATATTGAGATACATCCGCTTTGTATTATTGGATGCTTCGGCCTTATAAACAGTAAGCCATTTGTGAGCGTAGTCCAGAAACAGGATGTGTTTATCGCGGACTGCCTCCATATTTTTGATTTTGTTGTTGTACTGAGCAACCTTTTCTTCCAGATCTTTGCTGCTCTTCTTTGATCGGATCGTGATATAGTGTTTCTGGGTCCCCTGATAGGTGCCGTCCCATACGCGGGCCTGGAAATATCCGTTTTTTTGACGTGTATATTTTGCTTTTGCCATGTTCTATACCTCCATTTTCTGAAAAAGGGTGCAAAAATAACAGGCATCGGGAAACGAATGTTCGTTTTGACACCTGTTCCAGAAAATGGTAATATACAGATGGTACCTGTGTCCATTATCTGGATGCAACCCCGCCTTGGTGTTGGCGCACCGGGGCGGATTTTTTTATTTACTTTTTAATGACATTTCTTGCAAGGCGTGTATCCTTGCGCCTGCGCATCGGATAACGAGATCTGATGCGGATTTGACATATTGCTGCAGCTTGATTTGGAATGATATTTCTTTCCGGAATCAGAAACCCATACCATAGTTTCCTGCTGATCGGACGATGATGGAGCCTGCGTAGCGGCGGGAGCAGCGGTTGGCTGTGTATCGGAAAGATAATCACTTGCCACGTAAGCCTCTGTTCCATTGTAGTCGATCTTAGACCAACCGTTTTCAGAACTGATAACGGTAACAGAGTCGCCAGCCGAGAACGTGCCGAGCTTTTCGGCATCCGCGCTTGCAGCGGCTCGAATGTTGAGCGATGACTGGGAGTACATTACTTTCGTTTCCACGGGCGCTTCTGTGGGAGTCGGCGTTGAGGTCTCAGACACAGCAGAAACGGTGGAAGATGAAGCTGCGGAAGAGGATGAAGCCGCGGCTTCGGCTGCTTTCTTCCGCCCGCTACTGAACCCGCTTGAGAAGACACCGACGATCAGGAAAAACAGAATGAAGCCGAGCAGGATAGTGCCACATCCGACGGTTCCACTTTGCGCTTTTTTAGAGGATTTCCTTTTACGAGATCCTCCACCGGAAGTTTTAACGTAGCTCAGTCCGGTACCAGGTGCGCTTACAGTGGTTGTCTTTCGACCGCTGCTACTCACAGAATGATGAACACCTTTCCCGCCAACAGAAACACCAACGCTCTTATTGGAGACGTTCAGTTTGATGCCTGGAGCAATTTTCTTACTCTTTTTGAATCGCATACCCATAACGATTCCCCCTCTCTGGAAGTATAATTTCCCGAATATCGGGAACTATAATGTCATGAAAATATTAATTCAAGACATCATATACAAAAGAAATTTGACGCTCCGCCAGGCGGCCTTACTGACTGGAATCCCAAAATCTACGCTGGAAGATATCTGCAGCGGAAGAATGCCGAGAATCGACACGATGGAATCCATAGCCAAAGGCCTGAAAGTGCGGATTACAGACTTATTCGACAGTCCGTACAAATAAGTGTCCGGGAACCCGGACAAATGTCAAAAAATACTAATTTTCGCCCGAAGATCTCGTATTATTAGTAAAGGGACGTTCGAAAAAAAGATATTGAAATCGAACGAACGTTCGTATATAATAAGGCTAGAGATCGGAGGGCAATACATATGTACGAAAAATATCTTGCTGAAATAAAACAGATGTTATCATGTATGTCGGAAAGGGACATACAAATCGTCGCAAGGATTTATGGAATTTTGAGAATTTATTTGGAAAAGAGGGGGAGACGTTAGTCCCCCTTCTTTTTTTGCAGATTCTCACGTAATTTTGAAAAGTATAATCTTGCAGCAGATTTTGATGTATCGTCCAATTCATGATAGGTTCGCATCATTTCGATAATAAAATCTTTAAAAGGATCATCATCTGGTTCAAGTAGATCTTCTACATAAGAGGAAACCTCGTCGATTGGCAATTTTTCTTCAAAAATAGGGCCGGTTCCACTTCTTATCCATTCTTCGTTGACGTGGTATTTTGCGCAAATATCAGAAATAACACGATCTGTCAATGCAATTCTACCAATTTCAATGTTACCTGTATTCGCGCGAGACATATTCAAGGATTCAGAGAACTTTTGCTGAGTAAGATGCAAAACGTCTTTCCTTAAATAGCGGATGCGCTCATAAGCGTTCAATTCACTCACCTCCTTACAAAAACAGTATAACACACGTGAAAATGCTTGTAAAGCACAAAAATAAAAAAAATAAATGCTTGACAAACACAAAATGAAGAAATATAATGTGCTTAACAAGCAAATACAAAGCGAAAGGAGCAAACAAATATGTCAGAAAAAGAAAGAAAAGAAATTGATGAAATGGTAGAAACTGCAAAAATGCTTGCGGAACATGATCCGGAGAGCCTTGCGATTGGGAAAGCAGCGTTAGACGCTTTAAAGGTAAGATGCGAAATCGAAAGAACAAAAAAAAGAAACGACGTAAGAAGGAGTGAAAACGTATGGAAAAAATAACCACAGATGAAGCGGCAAAGATGCTGGAGCACCTGACAGGAAAGAGATACGTAATCAGTGCCAGCAAGAAGAAAGAGCCTATGCGCGTCGAGTATCCGGCGCGCTACATGAGAAAAGCGGAGCTGCTGAGAATGGAGAATCCGCTGATCGGAAGAGAAGTCCTGAACCGGGCGATCATGTACGCACCGGAGGGCGTAGCCCGGAAAGTTGATCCGCGGAAGAAAAACAGTCCGGTCATTTTTGACACGGAAAAATTTGAGGAATGGAGGCAGAGGCATTGAAAGTACAGAACGTAATTGCCGTTATGGCAGGAGTAGCAGGAACATGGATCTATTTTGCGGGAGTGGAGCAGTGGAAGCCGTTTCAGATGGCCGCCGGTCTCGGAATCGCCGCCGCCGGCTGGGCAGTCAAGCGGATCTGGGAGACGATCGTGGAGCGAAAAGAGGAAGAAGAGGAGCGGATCGCACGCCATAAGGACGAGGTATTTTCGACTTGGCTCAACACCGGAGCAATGGGAGGAGAAAATGTACGTTTTAAGTAAAAACAGAATGCAGATTATCAATCTGGAGCAGGTAACAGCAATGTATCTTGGAGCGGATGAGACATCAATCAAGGTGGACTTTGTGACCGGGAGAGGAAGCCAGATCGGGAAATATGTTTCCGATACGTACGCGAAAAAGGCACTGGAGCTGCTGATTTTGGCGATCGGAAGAAGAGGAGAAGCGTTCTCAATGCCGACAGATGAAGAGATCAGAGAATTGCTCGGAAATCAGGAGTCTAAGAACCATAACATCGGCGGAAAGAAACAGAAAGGACATGGGGGATCATGAAAACGTGAATAAATCACGAAAACATGAATCTTGAAAATGGATTACAAAAAAGAAATAATCAAAAAAATAAACAGCATTTCGGGCAGATATTCCAATTATGAAGTCTTTTCAGACTGGGTAAAGTGTTCTGCACTGTCGATTGACAACTTTTCCTCGATACGGCACGGAAAACTGTGGGAGAGCAGAGAAAAACAGTACATGGACAGCATATTAAAATACACAGAATCAGAACGGAAAGTTTTTCCTGAACTCCTGGCGTTACTGATTGAAGCGTTGACGGAAGAGATAGAGGACGTTTTGGGCAGTGTGTACATGGAAGGAGAAATGGGGAATAAAGCGACAGGACAGTTCTTCACACCGTTTCATGTGTCTCTACTTAACGCGCGTCTGATGCAATATCCGGAAAACGTGAGTCCAGAGCACCCACTTCTTCTGAACGAGCCGAGCACCGGCGGCGGTGGAATGATACTGGCAGTAGTGAGAACGATGAAGGAACGCGGGATGAACCCGCAGACCTGTTTGAAAGTAGTTGCGCAAGATCTGGACTGGAAGGGCGTGTACATGACTTACCTACAGTTAAGTGTGTTAGGAATCAAGGCGATAGTGGTACAGGGCGATACGCTGCAAGAACCGTTTACGGATCGCAGACATTATCCGCCGGAAAGAGTGCTACTGACGCCTGCACAGAAAGGGGCGTTCCCATGGTAACGGATGGAAGGGAAGAAATGGTGAATCGGTTGTGCTTGTACATAGAGTCCATATCGAATGAGAAAATCGCAGAAATTAAAAGCGCCATGTATCTGCTGCTGAACGATTTTGAAATCACAAGCCGGAGCACGGAGTTGGCAGAAGTGCAAACGGATCGAAATGAATATCTGATGAAAAAGTTTCTGATCGCAAAAAAAGTAAAGGGATGCACGGAAAGAACGCTTACCTATTACGGAAAAGAATTAAACTCAATTATGCGAGAAATCGGGAAAACAGTGGATGATATCACCACAGATAATATCCGATACTATATGGCAATCAGACAGAGACGGGATAAAGTGTCAAAAGTCACAATACAAAATGAGATACGCGTATTAAGCAGCTTCTTTGGATGGCTGTACGCGGAAGAAATAATCAAGACAAATCCGATGTTCCGAATTGACAAAATAAAAACAGAAAAGACAAAAAAAGAAGCGCTGACAGAAATGGAAGTTGAAAAAATTCGAATGATAGCACGCGACGAACGAGAAAAGATGATAATCGAAGTGCTGCTGTCGACAGGATGCCGTGTTTCGGAATTGGTCAATATCCTCATTACAGATATAGATAATGACAGAATTCTGGTACATGGAAAAGGCGAAAAGGACAGATACGTCTATCTAAATGCCAGAGCAAAACTTGCAGTTGAAATGTACATGAGGGAAAGACATGATTCCAACCCGTACTTGCTCGCCAGAGCAAAATCCGTAAAAGAAATGGACAAGAAGCTTGCTCCGGAAAAGATGATGTCGTGGTGGAAAAATCCGGATAATGTTGTAGACGGTCATCTGGATAAAAGCAGCATTGAGGCGATAACAAGAAAAATGGCGGAGAGAGCGGGAGTGGAAAGGGCAAATCCGCATAAATTCCGCCGAACGTGTGCAACAATGGCGCTGCGGCGCGGAATGCCGGTGGAGCAGGTTTCGAAAATGCTTGGACATGAGAACATCGAGACAACGCAGATCTATCTGGATCTGACAGAGGACGAGCTGGAGCAGGCGCACAGAAAGTATGTTGTTTAGAGGTGATAAAAAATGGCAAAAGAAAGATTGACAGTAAAAAATCCAGACGGAACGTACCGGATCTGGATGGATCACGCCGGGACATTCCGGCTTGAAAGTCAGATGAACTCTGTATTTGCTTACGGAGACTTGGTAGACAAGCTGGGAAGATATGAAGATCTTGAAGAAAAGACAAAAAAGCGTCCTACATGCTGAGAAACATGTAGGACAGGGATTAGAAGTGTTTTTTCGATATTTATCTTATCACGATCGGCATCGAAAGTCAAAGAAAATATTGAAAAAATAAGGGGAGAAAGTCCCCTGTTAAACCTTGATAAAGAGATTAAAGTTAGGACACATGAGATGGCGACGAAAAGGAAAATATATAGGCTCCGAGGGGGAACCGTACTAGATATTGATGAATTCCATGACGGGAGATATGGAGGCCCAGGAGGTAAGAGAGAAAAGAAAAGGGAAACAACTCCGGAGCAGATGAAAGAAGCCAACAGAAGAACGAAGGTGAAAAACTGTCAGAGGAGGATGCTGCAGTATTTTCGATCGGGAGACTGCTTCGCAACGTTGACCTATGCGGTGCAAAACAGACCGGAAGCGATGGAGCAGGCGGTGACCGACTTCGGGAAAGCGTGGAGAATGGTTCGCGCAGAATATAAAAAACGTGGAAAAGAGCTTTTTTGGATGCGAAACATAGAACGAGGAACCAAAGGAGCGTGGCATATACACGTTATCATTAACGAGATCGGAGAAACAGCAGCGATCCTGCAGAAAGCCTGGAAAAAAGGTGGGATATACATCGAAACCATAAAACAAAATGAAAGACTATATGATCCGTCTTTCCGGAAGCTGGCTGAATATATGACAAAAGACGGAGACACAAAAGAGAAGAAGCAGGACGGAACGCTGGCAAAACCGAAACTGAGAGAAGCGTCATACAACCATTCCAGGAACATGCCATTGCCAGATCCGGAGAAAAAATATATGAAAAGGTGGAAAGAAGAAGTAAAACCGCCGAAAGGGTACTATATAGCGGACTACTACGAGGGGATCAACCCGAAAACAGGCTATAAATACCGACGATACACGCTGATCAGCCTGGAAAGGAGGAGAGAGGACGATGGAGACCGGCATCTACATAGAGCTAAGCGCAAACGATCCACGAGAAAGAAGCCGTAGTTGGGGCTATGTGCTGGAAGCTCCCGGAGGAAAGACCAAACACGATACGGGAGAGTGTACCAGTACAATGCACGGAGCCACACTGCAGACATTGAACAAGGCGCTTGGCCGGTATCACAAGCCGAGTCAAATCACGATCCACGCCGCGGACGAATGGGTTCTGAACATGCTGGAGAATCAACTCCCGGCATGGGAGCAGAACGGTTTCCGGAATACGCGTGGGGAACCGATCAAGTATCAGCAGGAGTGGGAGCAGCTGGCAGAAAAAGTAAAAGACCACAAGATCACGATCGCGCCGGGCCGACATGAATACAGCGCCTGGCTGCAGGATGAAATGAAAAGAGGAAGATGAGATGTTTGAACGATTTGGAGAGCTGGAATCAGCAAAAGAAATTAACGAGTTGGCAGTAAATCTGTTCAACGAGGGAGACGTGGAGAGCCTGCGCGTCGTGGCGACAGAAAACGGAATTCCGGAGGTTTTCGTGGATTTGTTCTGCGCCGGGGAAATCCCGGAGCTGTGTGATCCGATGACGGCCGCGCTGGGCAAGATTGAGGTCGAGTCTGCGGAAATGCAGCCGAAAGAAATTATGGAGGACTGGGTGGAGTACCTGAAAAGCCAGTGCATGGAAAATGAACTGATGGCGTACAGCGTCAGAAAAAAGGGGAAATCGCTGAAAGGTTGTATTGCCGCGTTACTGAAATGGTCATTCGGGAACCAGATTCCTATCGAAAAGGAGATTCTGAAAGCCGCCGGCGTGACAGCGGGAAGAGTGACGCTGGGGATTCCGGGGATGGGAACTGCGAAGCGGATCATCCGGGAATATTATATGGGAAAGTAGGCGGAGCAGATGAGAAAAAAAGAAATTGAGAGAATCCCGTATCTCGGATTGAAGAAAATCAGCAGGAAAAAAGATGTGAAGTACATCGGAGTGACCGCGGTTAAAAACGTTGGAAACAAAAAGCACTTGTTTTTGGAGGTATACAAAAACAAGAAAGAATCCAAAATGGTGCCGGTTGTGCGGATCATCCTTACGGAAAAGGAGTTTTGGAATTATTTTCCAGAAACAGAGCAGTGGACACGGCAGAAAGTGGAGAAAGATGGTGGATACGGGAATTGGATATGGGGAGAAAAAGCTGATACATGGGAGCTGATGGAAAAAGAAAATGTCCTCCAGAGTACGGAGGATCTGGAAAAAATAAAGAAATTCTGCAAGATAAAAACACCTGTATACTACGAGGCGCGCTGGTGGCAGTACATCTACAAGCACGAGGATGATCTTGCGACCGCTGCCAGAATTGACAGAGAACATCGAAAATTCGTGTGCCGACAGGAAGCACTGAAAGACAGGATTGCACATACCGCAAAACTTCCGGAAAAAAGAATCTTAGAATATGCGGACAGAATTTATTTCCACAACAAACACCATCTGTATTACAAGAAATGCGGGAGCTGGGCGAAAATCGCCTGCAGTAAGTGCGGCGGCGTAACGGATGCGCGGTGGAGAGATGGCATATCCTACGAGAGCCAATTTCAGAAGCATACCGAAGAACCGCGAGAAGGAAAAAGCGGAAAATGCCCGATGTGCGGCGCGGTTGGAACGTACAAGTGCCAGGGAAAAATAAAGGGTGAATACAGTAAGAAAATCCATCTGTTCCTGGGACAGCGATACAAAGAAGATGGAGCAGTGCTGCGGTACGTGGAGATTGAGAAAGCATGGACACTGGGCTTCATCGAGGGGAACGATGGACCAGAGATGTACAATGCCGCAGAAGAACTTTCCGGCGTAGAGGTGGCAAGAGCCTACTTTGAGCCAGGGAAAAAGGTGCAGATTGACTATCATAAACACGACTTGTACCGGAATGAAGACTTTTGGGACGACTGCAATCTATATGGACTTGCCAACGTTGACATCAAAGCGGCGCCGATTATGTCGGAAACCTACGAGGAGCTGAAAAATACGATATTCCGGTACAGCGGTCTAAAGGAATATGCGGCGCAGGTGAAAGAAGTAAATCCGATCAGGTATCTGCAGACATACCAGAAAACGCCGCAGATGGAGATGCTTGCGAAAATGGGATTGAACGAGATAGCGGAAGCAATCAATGACGGGCACGTTGGAATTGTTGTGGATGCATCCGCGAAAAGACTGGACTCTTTTCTGGGAATTCGAGCAGAGCGGGTGAAAAAGCTGATCGAAGGGAAAGGAAATCTGCGCCTCCTGAGAGTTCTGCAGATCGAAAAGAGCCTCAATCAGCACTGGACGGAAGAACAGGTGGATCATCTGGCAGAAACAGGGCTGGATATCGCACACGTTGCGCTGGCGCTGAAATACATGACAATTCAAAAATTACTAAACCGTGTCGGAAAATATGCCGGATGCGCTTACGGAACAAACTGCGGAAGGGCAATGAACGAGATACAAAATACGGCCATCATGTATCTGGACTATTTGGCAATGCGAGAAAGACGGGGATATGACTTGAATAACTCTGTATACCAGCAGCCAAGAAATTTAGACGAAGCTCATGCACAGATGACTGCGGAGACAAATCGGGAAAAAGTCGAGAAACGACTGAGGGAGACGGAAGAAAAATATCCGAACATCAAGAAGCAGTACAGGAACCTGCGAAAAGAATACTACTACGAAGATGCAATGTATGTCATCCGGCCGGCACGATCAGCGGCGGAGATCGTGATGGAAGGAAGGATTCTCCATCATTGCGTGGGAGGAGATAACTATTTGAGCAAACACAACGAAGGGAAAAGCTATATTCTGATGATGCGATTTCAAAAAGAACCGGAAACACCGTACATCACCATCGAAATCGACCCGGAGCAAAAAAGAATAGTGCAGTGGTATGGAGAAATGGATACAAAGCCGGATAAAGAAAAAATTCAGAGCTGGCTGGATAATTATCTGGAAAAGCTGAAAAGCGGAACTCTGCAGGAAGAAACCAGTGAAATAATGACAATGACGGCGTAGGAGGAAGACATGGAAGAATATACACAATTAACCCTGGATGACTGGCTTGCGATGAAAGAGAGCCTTAAGCGGGATTTGATCGGCGTGCAGGAGAGTTTTGTGCGGATTGGTTACACACTCCGGAAGATCGAGGAGCAGAAACTATATAAAAATGATGGCTATGAGACAGTGACAGAATTCGCTAAAGCAGAATACGGATTGAGCGCATCGACGATCTCGAGATTCATGAGCATCAACCGAAAATTCAGCATCGACGGTTATTCGGACCGCCTGCGGCCGGAATACGCACAAATGGGGAGCAGCAAGCTCTCCGAGATGCTTTCTCTTCCGGACACAGACATGGAAATGATCCGGCCGGAGATGCCAAAGGCGGATATTCGGGAATTAAAACATTTCAACAAGGAGGAGCCGGTGCCGGAAGCCGCGGATTCGCTGGAAAAATTGGTGTGGAAGTTCTTCGAAGCCAATGCAGCGATCGCAAAGGAGCTGGAACAGAGCGAGGCCTATGCGGACGGCGAAGCGGAGAAAATGGTTGAGATCGTCAACCCGGCGGGAGTCAAAACGTTCCGCGCCGGGCTGTACTATATGGCGATGTACGAGAATGACATCCAGATTAAGCAGTTTGGGCAGCAGCCACAGAAAATGAGTTGGGCGGAGTTTTTCGCGATCACAAAGAAAATCTTCGAAAGCGCGGAATGGCATCAGCGAACACAGGAAGAGGAGCATCCCAAAATAGAGACACAGGAAAAAGCTGAGAAACCCCCAATTGCGCCGGCGCAAATTAAAAAGCCGGAAAGCCCTGTAAATACAGAAGCGGAGCCGGTTTTGGAGACACCGAAAAAGCCAGAAAAAGAGACGTCCCAAAATGCAGCGCAAAAGAAAAATGAGGCACCGCAATCAGAAGAACCGCGGAAACCAGAAGAAAAAGTGCAAAGTGAGCCGGAAATTGCGGAAAACGGAGCGGAAATCACACAAAACGCAACGGAAACCGCACAAACCGAGACAGAGGAGCAGCTGCCGGGGCAAATGAATCTTCCAGAGGATTACCCGGGAACGGAGAGCATTGATGTACTGGGAAAGACGATGCAGCGAAAAGAGTATCTGGATACGCTGACCGCGTGGGGCGTGGCGGAATACCTGCATAAAAATCTGACAGCAGAGATCCTGGGAAACAGAGAGGGTCTCTATGAATGGCTGAAAGGCAAGGTCGATGAGCGGGGATATGGAATGGAGGACGTGAATGTATTGTAGAAAAGAGGGTACGGCGATCAAGGAAGAAATATACCGATATATCGCCAGATACATTTCGAAACATGTATATCCGCCGAGCTACAAAGAGATAGAGGACGAACTGAGCATATCTGCAAAAACGGTGAAAAAACACATGGATGAGCTCGTAGCCGATGGAATCCTTGAGACAGATGCGGAGCCGGGAGCGCAAAGAGCGTTCCGGATCAAAAATACAAAGGTAATAAAGAAAGGGGAAAAGAAATGAATAAAGTGATGCTGATGGGAAGATTAACCAGAGATCCGGACGTCCGCTGGACACAGGGACCGGAGCAGAGTGCGGTGGCGCGCTATACGCTGGCAGTGAATCGCCGATTTCAAAAAGAGGGAGGAGCGACTGCGGACTTCATCGGATGCGTAGCGTTTGGACGGCAGGCGGAATTTGCAGAGAAATATCTGCAGCAGGGAATCAAGATCGCCATCACCGGACGGATTCAGACCGGAAGCTACACCAATCGGGACGGGCAGAAGGTCTACACGACAGACGTGGTTGTAGAGGAGCAGGAGTTCGTAGAGAGCAAGGGAGCGAGCGCGGCCAGACCGCCAAAGAGGAAGACAGAACCGGAGACGGATGACGATGGGTTTATGAATATTCCAGAGGGCGTTGAAGATGAAATTCCGTTCCGGTAACAGAGAGGAGAGAGAAAAATGTTATTTCCGAAACCGCAGACGAAAAAGAAGAGAAAGAAGCACAGAGAGAGCCTGCTGCAGAACAAGGAGAGCCGGATTTGCTATCTATGCGCCAGAGGGGGGGACTATGGTTGGAAACCGGTGTTAGAGGAACACCACATCTTCGGCGGCCCGAATCGGCATCTGTCAGAGGAATATGGACTGAAAGTCTACATTTGCCCGGAATGCCACCGGACATCCGCCAGAGCCGTGCATCAGGATCCAGCAGGAGAAGCCAACCGATATCTGCAGGCGGCAGGGCAGAAAGCATTCGAGGAGAATTTCCCGGAATTAAGTTTCCGGGAGATCTTCGGGAAAAATTATCTGTGAGGAAGAGAAGATGGAGAATTACGAAAAATGCAAGCACGTGCAGAGCGTCGGAACGTACGCGGTATATGTTGACCCAGGATGCCCGGAAGCACACAAAATAAAAGGAGTATTGGTAAGCTCGCGACAAAGATGCGAACGTTGCCAGAGGGGAGAGGAAAATGAAAAGAATACCGGAAGAGATGGAAAATTTGATTCTGGAGATGCTGCAGGAGGGCGAAACGTATAAAGCGATCGTGGCCAGAACAGGAGTGTCGGAAAGTACGGTTGGAAGAGTAGCGAGAGATAACGGGATATGCAGAATAAAAAGGGATATTGAGAACGAAGAAAATAATTATCCGCAAGAACTGATGGAAGAATGGGACCGGGTAAGACTTGAGATTTTGGCGAAAGGATAGGAGACATGGGAGCAATAATTGGAATTTTAATGTTGTGCGCGGCTATGCTCGGCGGTGCCGCATGGTTACTGAACAGACCGGAGCGGCCGTCTGATCCGGAAGAGGATGAGGAGCAGGAGCGGTATATTACAGAATGGAATCATAAGCACAAGAAAGGAATGTGAAATATGGGAATTTGGGAAGCAATTCAGGAAGCAATTGCAGATAAGCCTGAGATATCTGCGGAACTGAGAACGTCATGGAGGGAGCAGGGAATCATGACGTTGGCGCTTGAAAATATGACAACGAAACAGAAGACAGAGAGGGGATTTTGCGCGGAAGAAGGTGGAACGGAAGAAAGAATGAGAGATATAGTCCGGGAAATGCTGCTGAGACTGGATGATGTAGACGAATGGAGAAGAAAGCTGGCTATGTTGAAACTGATACAGGCGGCGCTGGATATTAAGCTTGATCAGAGACAGAAACAGTACGTATTATCAGAGATTCCTGCGTGGCCAGTCGAAGGGAGAAGAACGGGGAAAACGCTGGCAAACGTAATCAAAATATTGATAAACGAAAAGGAAACGATAATGATAACGAGAGATACTGCGTGGCGATACGCGGATGATAACTGGTTCGGATATGCGTATGCATGGGAGCAGGCGAAAATATTAAAAGAGATTAGCGACAAATTACGAAAAAAAGACGTACCGGTTCCGGAAGTGAAATTAGTAGAACTGTGGTGGCGATAAGAGGCGAGGCAAATGGGAAGAACAGAAACGACAAAGTTTCTGGGAGAGCTGCTTGTAAATACACGCCTTGCTACAGTTGGAAAACACTGGGCAAGAGAGGTAAGCATCGATCCGTGGACAGCAAACGGGAAACGGGTTGATTATATGCAGTTTTCTCCAGCGGATCAGTGCTCTGTATCTGGGATCGAGAAAGGCTATTTTACTTGCTACGAAATAAAAAGCTGTAAAGAGGATGTTTACAGTGGAAACGGGCTGAACTTTTTTGGCGAGAAAAACTATATAGTAACCACAATGGGATGTTACAAAGATATTTTGCCGGATTTTCGAAGTGGAAAATTTGCGAAACACATACGTGAAGAGTTTCCGGAATCGTCTAGTTATTACGGCGTTATGGTCGCAATACCGGACGGAACAGAAATAGCCGATGAATTCGAAAAGCCAACACCGATAAAATCAAACATGAAACGGTGGAAGCTGGCGATTATAATGCCGTGTCGAGTAGGTCCGAGAAAGCGATCTATGACGGAATTATTATTTTGCATGTTACGGAGCGGACATTAAATAAAACGAGGAGGTGAGATCGATGGAGCAGAACAGAGATGAAAAGAAAGATGAGATTGAAAAGAAAAAAGAATATCTGAAAAGGTATCACGGCGCAGTGATTGCGGAAAAGGCGATCCAGCAGGAGATTGATGAGCTGAGAATGGATAAGATGTTCCCGATGCTGATTCAGGACGGGATGCCGCACGGGAGCAGCTGCGGGGACCTGGCGGAGTATGCGGCGCAGTTGGATGGATTGTGGGCGGATCTGAAAGAACAGATGGAGAAGAGAATCCGGATCCGGAGAGAGATCACACAGAAAATCGAACAGATGCAGGATGAGACAGAAAAAACGGTGCTGAGATTGCGATACATCCATTGGCTCCGGTGGGAGCAGATTGCCGAGCGGATGGGGTACGGATGGGCGCAGGTACATAGAATCCATGGAAGAGCATTGACTGATTTCAAAATGAAATAGAATGATACACGGCGTATGTGATATAGTGTAAAAGAAGAGAAACGGGAAAAGGAAAACCGCTTCTCTTCCGGCTCAAAAATCGATCACACCTTGTCACAGAAAATCCCTGCAGAAATGTGGGGATTTTCTTATGGGGGGGGAATATGACAGACAAAGAAGCAAAGGAATTTTACAATTCCGAAGAGTGGAAACACAAGCGCCTGGCAATCCTGAGACGGGATCAATATGAATGCCAGGACTGCAGAAAGAGACTGCAGGAAGCAAAAGATAAAGACATAAGGCTGCCGGCGACAGAAGCAAAGATCCGGAGGGCAACACAGGTCCATCATATCATGGAGCTGAAAGAACATCCGGAGCTTGCGTTGGATGAAGAGAACCTGGTAAGCCTGTGCACACAGTGCCACAACGTGAGACACGGCCGGCATGTCGAGCGGAAGTTCGTCCCGAAGCGCCGAGTGATCGCGCCGGAGCAGTGGTGACCATCCCCCCGGGGTAATTCTCAGCGATTTTTGGCTAGGGAAGAACGGGTAGGAAGGGGCATGACTGTTCAGATTTTTCAGATTCTCGCGTGAAAGGGGTGGGGGTAACCGGTTCGGGTGAAGTGGAAAAAAACAGAAGGGTGGTGAGCAGATGTCACAGAAAGATGTTAAGGAGTCGCTGCTGGAACAGTTGAGATTACAGGGAAAAACAGCGGATTTTTACGGAGATCTGGTAGAAGATTATATGCATTACTGGAAGTTGAAAAAGGATCTGATCCAGGATATCAAAAAGCGTGGAATCCGTTATGAAGCCATGAATGGGAACGGAATTATGGTGGAAAAAACAAATGAATCTGTGCAAAATCTGCAGAAAACCACGGCGATTATGTTAAAAATTTTGAGTGATCTTGGTCTGAGAGACCAGATCTCGAATGAGTCCGAGGCAGATGGTTACCTGTAAAGAAATTGACGACTATCTTGCCTACGCGAAAGCCCATCCGGAATGGATCAACAAAGAAAGACAGCTGCTGATCAAGAACATCGTACTCCCAACGTTGAAGAGAGACGATGTTTTTTTTGACGAAGAAACCTACAGAAAATGTCTGCAGTATTGCGAGAATAATTATTATCCGCTTTTTCCGTATCAGAAATTTATCTATGCGTTCGCATTTATGTACGTGAGCGATATGCCGCTATTTCAAAAATTCATCGTGATGATGGGCAGAGGAAATGGGAAGGATGGATTTATCGTACCATTGGCGAATTTTTTTCAAACTCCATTGTATGGCGTTGAAAATTATCATGTGGAAATCGTGGCGAATTCGGAAGATCAGGCGAACGAAACTTTCAAGGTTGCTTACAACGTATGCAAAAAGAAAAAGTTCAAGGGAAAATTCAGCGTCACAAAAGAGCTGATCACGAATCTCAAGACCGGATCGGAGTTGAAATACAACACGAGCCGGGCAGAGACAAAAGATGGAAAACGGCCTGGATGCCTGATTTTGAATGAGATACACGCCTACGAGAATTACGAGCAGATCAATGTGTTCGAAAGCGCACTTGGAAAAGTAAAGCATCCGCGGGAATTTATCATCACCACAAACGGATATGTAAGGGATGGCCCGCTGGATGAAATTCTGACGATGATAGAAGAGATTCTGAGGACGGGTGAAAATCCGCTCGGATATTTTCCGTTCGTCTGCAAGCTGGATGCGAAAGAAGAAAAAGATCTTCCGGAAGCCTGGCACAAGGCCAATCCGTCGCTGGAATATATGCCAATTTTGGAAACGCAGATCATGAAAGATTATCTGGAAGCACAGAAGCTTCCGAGCAAACTTCCGGAGTTGATGACCAAACGGTTCAATCTGTCGGCGCGGAATGAAGAAGAAACCGTAACATCATGGAACAACATTCTGCGGTGCTGTTATGACGATATCGAACGGAAAACACCGAGAAAAACAGCGGACACGAAAGGCAAACTTGCGATTCTGGCGTTGGACTATGCCGACATTCGAGATTTTGCATCGGCCGGAGTGCTGACGCAGGACGGAGAGGAGTTCATCTGGCGGCAGCACACATGGATCTGCAAAGATTCACCGTTTTTGGAGAAAATCAAATTTCCGCTGAACAATTTTGGACAGCCGGAATTTGAGGACTTTGAGGTGGTGGATGGTCCGACGATCCCGATTGACGCCATCATTCGATGGTGTGTTGAGAAGATGAATGAATATGTTGTGCAAAAGATCACAATGGACACCTACCGCTACCAGATGTTTAAAGCAAAATTCGAAGAAGCTGGAATAACGATCGAAAGCAAACAGAATCCGGCGGGACTGGTAAGACTGGTGCGAAGAATCGGATCGGCGTGTGCCATCATTGCTCCGGAGATTGAAAGGCTGTTTGCAGAAGGAAAAATAAATTATGGTCTGTCATCCATCATGCGATGGTACACCAATAACACGAAGGTGAGTACGGACAAGTACGGAAACAAGATGTACGGAAAAATAGAACCGAAGTTGAGGAAAAACGATGGATTTATGGCTTTCGTAGCGGCGATGTTTTCGAAGGATGAAATAAAGGAGCAGGTTATCTATGTTTGATTGGTTTTTCAAAAGAGCAGAAAAAGAAGAGTCTCTGCTCGAAATCATAACATCGACCACGCAGCAGCTGCAGCTGTATGAATTTGCAAAAGAAAAAGCGATTGGCATGATTGCGGATGCGATTGCAAAATCGGAAATTGTAGTCCAGAGGAAAGACAAAAAAGGAACCAGACGGGCAAAAGATGACGTCTATTGGCGGCTGAACGTGCGGCCGAATGCAAATGAAACCGGAACAGATTTCTGGCGTGCGGCGATCCACAAACTGCTGACGAAAAAAGAAGCGTTAATCTGCAGAGTGGGTGAGCAATACTTTCTTGCGGATTCCTGGACACTGAATGACAGTGTAATCTTACCGCAGATCTACAGCGATATCACGATCAGCTGCAACGGAAGAACGATGACGCTGGACATGTACCTGACGGCGGATCAGGTGCTGCACTTGCGGCTGCGAAATGACCGGCTCAGTGCACACCTTGGGAATATTGCGAAAAAGTACAATAAGCTGGCGAACGCGGTCTGCACGATGCAGACGTATGTTAATACGCCGAAATTCAAGCTCCATTTTGACGCGACAAATTCCATCATTGCGACAAAAGATGAGAATGGAAACGTGAAAACGCTGACAAAAGATCAATACAAAGAGAAGCTGCAGGAGACGTTGCTGAGTGATGAACCGTCAACTATCATCACGAGCGCCGGAATTGATATCAACCAGATTGAAATTAAGGCCGGAGGGGCAAGTGAGGACGTTGTAAAGTTTGCGAAAGAAATTTTTAAGGACACCGCAATGGCATTTAACATCCCAATGGCGGTATTCCTGGGAGAAATCACAGAAAAAGCGGACAGCACAAACGAGTTCATCACCTACGCAGTTTCACCGATTGCCGAAATTCTGAACGATTCATTCAACGCAAAACTTGTCGGAAAAGAAAGTTATGAAAAAGACGAGAAAATTTGGGTGGATCTGTCAAGATTCAAGCACCGCGACCTGATCGAGTGCGCAACCGGCATGAGTAACCTGCGGAGCATCGGCTTCAACCTGGATGAACTGCGGGAATCCATCGGCTGGGAAGCACTGAATACAGAATTCAGCCGAAGCCGCATGGTGACAAAGAACTATACCGCGGACGAAAGCGCGGTCACGGGAAACACAGAGTAAATCTCCCAGCTGATGGGTGAAACAGCAAATAACAAGGGAAGGAGAAAACCATGAAAAGAAAAGAGATGCATTACTGCCAGCAGGTGGATGGCAACGTGCACAAGATCTTCCTGTATGACGATATCTCGAAATATGGAGAGTGGAACTGGGAAACCTGGGACTATGACGAGTCGGAGACATCCGCGGCACATTTCCAGAAGCTCCTGGAAGCGGTGCCGGATGGGGAAGAAATTGAACTGCATATTAATTCCTACGGAGGATCGGTTTCGGAAGGAACGGCCATCTACAACCTGCTGCAGGAGAGCAAGGCACACAAAGTGGGAATCGTGGACGGCGTATGCCATTCCATCGCGTTTACAATTCTGCAGGGGTGCGATGAGCGAATCATGGGGTACGGCACAAGCGCGATTATCCACAACATGTGGGCCAGCGTCACAGGAAATGCAAAACAGCTCCGGGAAGAGGCAGACAAGCTGGATGTGTGCATGGAATCCTGTGTGCAGCTGATGATGCGCCGTGCGACCATCGATGAGGCAGAACTGAGAGCCATGATGGATGCAGAGACCGTGCTCACACCACAGAAAGCCCTGGAATGCGGATTAATTGATAAAATCGGCGTGGAGCAGAAGGAGGAGCCGCGGACAGAACAGCTTCTCGCAGAAAATGAACAGCTGATCAAACAGCTGAACAACCGCACATTCCTGGATGCGGAGGTTAAAAAGTTCATGCGGGCCGTTGCGCCGGCGCAAAAACAGAAAAGCGGATTTGACGCTTTCTTTCAGAAAGGAGAAAAAAATGAACATCGATAAAATCACAGAGGCAGAGCTGAAACAGAAAGTAATGAAGATGATGGAAGATGCAGACGATAAGGTAGAGGCGATCTATCAGGCTGCAGCTATGATCGTGGAGGAGAAAAACAAAGAACTCATCAATCAGCTGGTGGAGCAGAACGCCCGCGCGGCTCACGATGAGGAATACAGAAAACGCCTGAACCTTCACAATCTGTCAGACAAGGAAAAACAGTTCTACGAGGGGCTGAAAGATGTGAAACAGACAATCACTGCAAAGCAGATCGACATTATTCCGGATGAAATCATCGACAGAACGCTGGATGATGTGAAAAAGGCAAGTAAAATTCTGAGCCTGGTAAAATTTGCCCCGGCAAATGTGAAAAAATGGCTGGTTGGTGAACATTCCGGGACTGCAGTATGGGGGGACTTAACAGATGCCATCAAAGGAGAGCTGAACGCAAGTTTTGAAACTCTTGACCTGGAAGTGAAAAAACTGACAGTATATCTTGTGATTCCGAAAGCAATTCGGGATCTTGCGCTGCCATTTGTGGACAAATATTTTACGGCAATTCTTGCGGAGGCAATGCAGGACGGTCTGGTAAAAGGATATCTGGATGGAAACGGAAAAACGGGTCCTGTAGGAATCATGAATAAGATCGCGAGCTTCAAAGCGGACGGAACCGCGCAGGCGAAAACGGTAATGAACACGGTAACCAAATTCAGCCCGAAAGGACTTGCTCCAGTAAGAAAGACACTGAGCAAAGACGGAAAGAGAGAAATCGGAACGCTGTATTTACTGTGTAATCCGAGCGATGAGGCGGAATATGTGGACCCGGCGCTGTATGGAGAAAGTCTCACAGGAGGATATAGAGACACCTCATTTATGAGCCTTGAAAAGATTCCGGATGCGAACGTACCGAAAGGAAAAGGCATTTTTACCATGGCAGGTGTCTACACGATGGGAGCATCTGGCGTGGAGCTGAACACTTATGATCAGACAAAAGCAATGGATGATGCAGACGTTATCATCGGAAAATGCTATGCGAACGGCCGCGCGGTGGATGATGACTGCGCCGTAGTATTTGACGTGACGAAACTGGAAGAGTACGTGCTGCCGGTTCAGCAGGTAACGGTTCCACAGACAATCGCGCAGGCAGCAGAGCCAACAGGAGAATAAGGAGGTAAGGCGGAATGCTGGAAGAAATGATTGAGGAAGTGCGGCAGGAATTTCAGATTCCGCCGTATTTCCCGGATGAGTCGCTGCTGCGGTACCTGAAAGAAGGAAAACACCGTCTTGATACACTCAATCCGGGAAGAAGCCTGGAAACAGATGATACGTTTCGAAGTCTGCTGAAAAATTACGTGTACTACGCGTACAACCACAAAACATACGAATGGGAGCAGAATTACGCTGCGATTATCTTATCCTGGCAGCTGGAAAGCGAGGTGCCGACATGAGCCTGCCGGTGTACACAAGCGGCTGCTTTGAACTCTATAGAATCAAAACAGACGAAACCAAAGATTTTCCGGAAGACATTTTGGAAAATCAGCATATGACAATCTGGTATAACGAAATATCCGTGTATGACCATACTAGATACGCACTGAGTCAGAGCGGCCGGGAAATCACGATGAAAATACGGATCCCGCAGTACAAGAAAATTGACAGTGACTGTGTGTGTGTCATCGAGGGAACGCAGCACCGAGTCTATAATGCAGCGCACATCATAAACAAGGACGGATTCCCGGAAACAGAGCTCACACTGGTGCGGCCAGATCGAACGATTGAGGTGATTGCATGACAAAACAGGAATTAAGCGATTTGCTCCACTCGCTCCAGATCCCGGTCAATGAGGGAATCGCAAGCCAGGAAAATACAAACAAATACCCACGTGTGGTCTATTGGGACTATATCTGGGAGGATATTCTGGCATCTGGAGAAGAGTACGAAAATGTGGAAACGTACCAGATTAGCTTCTATTCTCGTACGCCGCGGAATGAAAAACTGATGGAACTGAGAGAAAAACTCAGAGAAGTCGGGCTCCATCCTACCATCTATCACGAGTACGTGCAGGAAGATAAGGTCTTTCATTCTTATTTTTCCGTTGAGGTAACAGTATGAATGAGGACGATTTCTATTCTGCCGGCATGAACGAATTTCAGAAGATCATTCAGGAATATCAGGAGAAATTCGAACAGAGCAGAATTGAAGCAGCCATGATGGAGGGCGCGGAGCAGCTGGCCAGAGATGTGCGGGCGCTGCCAAAACCGAGATCACAGATTCGAAAGCCTGGATACACCCATCTGCTGGACACCGTTTCGGCCAGAAAAGGAAAAAACGGGGAAGTAGAGGTCGGATGGGGAAAATATTACGGCCCGATGGTAGAAGCCGGAACATTGAAAATGAATGCACAACCGCACCTGCGCGGGCTGTTCAAGAAAGATTCGAATAAATATTATAACCTGATACTACAAAAATTATTCAGGTAGAAAGGAAAAAATATGTCAATCAAAACGAGCAAACCACCACTGAAAGAAACTGTAGGAGCGCAGTATTGGTGCTTTAGCACACCATCAGAAGACGGACAGTGGTCGGAAACGTTTGAGGAAAACGTTGAGAAAACAGAAGTTGTTAAAAATGTAAAAGTAAAAGAAAATACCGGGTCAGTGGATACGCGTTCTTCTGGAAAGATTTACGATACAGATATTCGCCAGACATCAACCAATATCGATGTGGAGGTGGTGGCATTCCCGGCGGATACATTGGCCAAAGCACGTGGAGATGAAGTGACCAAAAGCGGTCTCATTTTATCTGGAGGAAGTGGTGTAAGACCATTTTTCGCCTATGGGAAGGTAGTGAAAAATAAAGACGGTTCTGAGCGGTATGATTGGTACCCAAAATGTAAGCTCACTGCAAATACAGATGATGCGGAAACAAGCGAAGAAACATTTTCTGCGCAGACGGATACAGTGACGATTGTTGCTTACCCATTTAACAGAAAAGGACAAATCAAAGTATCGGTAGATTCCAGCACAAAAGCATTCCCGGAGGGGCTGACAGAAGAAAAATTCTTTTCGAAGCCGATCCTCACAGATGACGATCTGACAACGGCAGTAGCCGGATAAGGAGAAACATGAAAGATTATATTGTAGATTTGACGGACGGCACACGGCTGCCCGTCAATGTTAATTTTGGCACGCTCTACTATCTGCAGAAGATGCCGAAATTTTATAAACTGGCAAAAAAGAAACAGGAAAAACTGACAGATCCGGAAAAGATGGATCTTGCGGCCGCATCCGTGTACGCCATCCTGCGGAGCAACGGAAAAACGGTGACATTTGACGAGGCATTGCAGCTGGTGCCGATGGATGATGAGCAGATCCGCGTGCTGTTGGAGGGCTTTTCAGCCAGATGCGACGAATATGCTAAAAAAAAACGGGCACGCCAGCAGATGGCGAAGGGCTTGACGTAGACTGGGCAGAATACCGGATCTGCGCCGCGGAGATGGGAATGAGCGAGGAAGAATTTTTTAATTGCGATCCCATCTTTTTTAACGAAATGTACGAAAAATTTTGGGAGAGAAAGAAAGTAGGTGAGCTGTATGGCGGATGATATGAAGCGGGTTGGATTATCGTTCAAAACGGATGGTACAGTTGATTTTCAGAAGAGCCTGAAACAGATTTCGGAAGCCGTACAGGGTAACCGGGAAGAATTTAAACGCGCGAAAATCGCCTGGGACGACAGCACGACGGCCATGGAGAAGCTGACCGACAGACAGAAGTATCTGCAGAAGCAGACCGAGACATACAACGAAAAAGTGGAGGTCCTGAGAAGAGAGCTTTCTGAGCTGGAGGAAGCAGAGAACAAAAACGAGAAAGCGATCTCACAAAAGAAAAAGCAGCTTTCCCAGGCAGAGACCACACTTGCCCAGTACCAGAAAGGCCTGAAAGAAGTAAACCAGGAAATCAAGAGCGGCTCCGCGGTTTTGGAAGAGAACATGAAAAAACTGGATGACTCCATCAGCACGCTGGATGCGTCCGCAAAAAAGAATGAATCCTCATTCAAGCTGATGAAGAGCCAGTGGGACAAAAACACCTCATCTGCGAAAAAATTAAAAGATGAGCAGAAGTATCTGACGGAGCAGGGCGAGACGTACCAGAAAAAAGTCGGTCTCGTAAAAGAAGAACTGAAACTGTTGGAAAATGCCGAGGGCGACAACAAAAAGGCGATCGAGGAAAAGAAAGCCGCACTCAATGAGGCGGAGGTATCGCTGAATGAGTACAAGAGCCGGCTGAAAGAAGTCAATGAGCAGCTGAAATTCGGGAAAGCATCCATTGAAGAATACACCGAAAAAGTCCAGAAAGCAGGAGAAAAAGTCAAGAACGCGGGAAGCGGAATGACAAAAACGGTGACAGCGCCGATTCTTGCGGCCGGAGCGGCATCTGCAAAAATGGCTATGGATTTTGAGGATTCAATGGCAAAAGTTTCGACAATTGCGGATGCCACAGAAGTCCCGATGGACGAAATGCAGAAGGCGATTCTGAATCTGTCCAATCAGACAGGAATCTCATCAGAAGAGATTGCACAGAATATCTATGATTCTATCTCGGCAGGACAAAAAACGGGCGATGCAGTCAATTTCGTTTCGAACTCAACAAAACTGGCAAAAGCAGGTTTCGCGGATGCCGGAGCGGCGCTGGATGTGCTTACAACCATCATGAATGCGTATGGATTGAAAGCATCAGAAGTAACGAATGTTTCTGATATGCTGATTCAGACACAGAATTTGGGCAAAACAACAGTTGCGGATCTTGCCTCATCAATGGGAAAAGTAATCCCGACAGCAAACGCCTACGGAGTAAGCCTGGACGAGCTGTGCGCAGGATACGCTATCATGACGGCAAATGGTGTTGCAACAGCGGAAAGCACAACGTACATGAACGGTATGCTGAATGAGCTTGGAAAATCAGGAACGAACGTATCGGAAACCCTGAAAGAAAAGACGGGAAAGACATTTAAGGAATTGATGGACAGCGGAATGTCATTGTCTGATGTCCTGAAAATAATCAGCGATGCGGCGACGGAAAACAACAAATCGTTTGGCGATATGTGGAGCAGTTCGGAGGCCGGAAAAGCAGGTATGATCCTGCTGGGAGACAGCGCTGAGAATTTTAATGGCGTTTTGGAACAGATGCAGAATAGTGCAGGAGCGACAAATACGGCATTTGAAAAACTGGACACAAACTCCACAAAGATTAAAAAGGCGACGAATGAGCTGAAAAACGATGCTATCGACCTTGGAACAACACTGATGGAGGAACTCGCACCGATTATCGAAAATATTGCGGAAAAGATTTCGCAATTTACAGAATGGTTTAACGGGTTGTCGGAATCGGAAAAACAGATGATTATACAGATTGGCCTGATCGTGGCTGCTATTGGTCCGTTGCTTATTGTGCTTGGAACAGTGGTGAGTAGCGGGGCAAAAATAATCGGAGGTATTCCGGTCATAGCAAAAGGCTTATCAGGCTTGTTTGGCATCATCGCGGCGAATCCAGTACTTGCAATTATAACGGCAATTGCGATCGCAGTATTTGCCCTCTGGACAAATTGCGATGAATTCCGGGAAGGAGTGCTCGAAGGGATTGACATTATAAAAACGGTACTGACCGCCGGTTATGATTTCTGTGTGGAGCTGGGCGAGGAAAAGCTCGGCCGGATCCAGGATGCCTACGAAAAACACGGAGGCGGAATCACCGGAATCTTGGCCGCGAGCTGGCAGACATGGAAGGAAATATGGTCCACGGGATTTGATGTGATCGACAAGCTGACAGGCGGCAAGCTCACAGGAGTCAAAAATAAATTCTGGAGCAAATTTGAAGAAATCAAAAATGTGGTAAAAAATGCATTGGACACAGTGAAACGATTCCTTGCCGGCGATTGGCCAACACCAAAAATCAAAACACCACATTTCCAGATCTCGCCGCCGGGATGGTCGATCGGTGATCTGGTGAAAGGCAGTATCCCGAAGCTGAGTATCAACTGGCGTGCGAAAGGTGCGATTCTGAACAGGCCGACCGTGGTTAATCAGTCCGGAAACACGATCGACGTAGCGGGCGAGGCAGGACCGGAAGCCGTAACACCAATTGAAACACTGAGAAAATACGTCCGCGAAGAAGTCCAGGCCAACAATACGGACCTGATAAAGGCACTTGCGGAAGTCCTGGGAAATCTCGGACTGACGATGGAAAATGTGATTAATCTTGGAGATGAAAGAATCTATCAGAAGATTGTAAAATTAACCATCAAAGAGCTGAACAGACAGCAGGTAAGCAAGCCTGTCTGGAAAGGAGGCTTTGCGTGATCGACGATTACGAAGTTATTTTTGCAGGGGTCAGTTCTGCCGACCTCTGCATTTTTGCAGTCAACAGACCGAATATACCAGCAGCAGAACGGGATATCGAAACCCTGGAAGTACCGGGAGTAGACGGAGCCTACCATATTGACAATGGGCGATATAAGGAGATTGCAATCTCAATCGAGATGAATTATATTGGCCCGGAGTCAAAATGGCACGAAAAATGGCGGGAAATCAAACGATGGGCACAGGAGAAAAATGCAGAACTGATCCTGAATGATGATCCAGTGTTTGCGTACCGCGCCTATTATGCGGTCTTGAGCGAAAACAGCAGAGAAAGCCTGCGGGTGGGGAAATTCACAATCACATTCTATTGCTCACCGTATCTGTACGTACGCGGAAGCGATGAATATGAAAAGCCATATCCAATGCCGGTATACTGGGGTCACAAAGTAGGCGGCGGAGGATATGTGCTGACAAAAAGCGGTCAGAAAGTAGCCACAAAAAGAAAATTTTTTACGCTGACAAATGAGTATGACACCGCGTGCCCTAAAATCAAAATCGAAGGGAACGGAGAGTGCTGGGGACGAATCAACGGAAATGAGCTGCTTGCACAGGTCAATGGAACACTGATCATCGATACGGAAAAAGAAATAACGGTGAATGGACAAGGACAAAATGCGAGCAATGCGATCAGAGGAAATTACGAAGATTTCTATTTGAATCCGGGGGAAAACGTTATTCTGTTTGATTCTGCGTTTGAAGTTTCGGTTGCACCGCGCTGGAGGACAAGATGATACAGGTTTATAAGCCAGAAAACAAAAATTATGAAAATAACGGCGACTGCGTATTACACCCAACGAAATGCGAGCTGACTATGCAACTTAGCGGTGAATGGACTATGGATATTGAGTGCGCAGCGGACTCACTATATATTGAGTGCCTGAAAGCCGGATCCGTTATCACGGCGCCAACTCCATACGGAGAAGAAGAACAATTCCGAGTGTATGACGCGGAAAAGGAGATGGGTGGACTTGCCGCAAAGGCACGGCCCATTTTTTTTGACGCATCAAGAGAAACACATCTAAAGGATGTGCGAGCGACACAGTGCACAGGTACGGAGGCGGCAGAAAAACTAAGCGTTGGAAAATATCATGTTACTTCGGATATTACGGATATCAACACGGCGTATTATGTCCGCAAAAACTTGATCGAGGCACTGCTTTCGGATGATGAAAACAGTTTCATCAACCGGTGGGGTGGAGAACCAATTTTTCAAAATTATATGTGTCAAATGAGAAAAAGAGCCGGAGGAGACTATGGAACAGAAGTGCGGCTCGGATTCAATATGGCATCCGTCAAAGCGAAGGTAAACATGGATAACGTGGTTACAAGAATTATTCCGGAAAGCTATAATGGCCACACACTGCCAGATGATAGCTACTACGTAGACAGCGCGAATATTGGAAAATATCCAATCGCCTACACGAAAGTTGTGCAGTACGAAGACGTGAAGATGCAGGCAGACTGCGGAAACAACGAAACGGGATGCGCAACGCTAGAAGAGCTGCACAAAAAATTGAGGGAAAAGGCAAAAGCGGACTTTGAGGCAGGGTGCGACCTGCCGGAAATCACGTATGAAGTGGATCTTATCAACATCGAGAACACAATTGAGTACGCAGATGTGGAGAAACTTGTGAAAATCGGCCTCGGAGATTACGTGAAAGTGGAGAACAAAGATCTGCAGATATCAACAAGGGAACGTGCTGTGAGCGTGGTGTGGGACTGTATCATGAAAAGAAATACAACCGTCACGCTCGGATCCGCGGAGAACGATTATCTGGATCGGATCAGTGCGGCAATGAAAACGGCAGAGCTGGCGCTGAACAAAGACGGAACCGTAAAAGGCGATCAGGTAACCGGAATGATTAACCTGATGAAAACAAGATTGAAAGCAACTGCAGAGAATGCGGAAAAACAGGCGGCAAAAGCAATCCTTTTCGAAGAATTGGACAAGAACAGCGACCTGTACGGAGCGATGGCACTCGGCACAACGGGATTTTTGATCGCATCCGAAAGAACGCCGGACGGCAGAGATTGGGACTGGAAAACATTTGGGACGGGTCAGGGATTTCTAGCAGATTATCTCATTGCAGGGGTGCTGCTGTCGCAAAATTATAAAGATGGAGAACAAGGATTTAAGCTGGATCTGAACAGCGGAAAAATTTTTGCGTCACTGTTGGAAATCTTTGGAAAAGAAGCAGGGAAACCATGCTCGGTTGCTTTGGAGAATGGAAGAATTTTGGTAAAAGAATCCAGCGGAAAGTCAGTTATCCAGATATCACCACTCCAAAATGTGGATATCGTGACCGGAAAAAGCACATGGTCGGGAATGATCGGAAAAGGAAATACCTTCATCGAAGTAAATCCGCAAGATGATTATATCAGGTTCCGAGCAGGGGCTATCTATGAGGGGTATTCCGGATCAGCGGGATTGAGCGGAAAGCTCGTGTACTCGGACGAGAGTTATCTGATTGTCCGAAACGGAAGAATCACAGGAGGAAGGATCAAGAAATCAGATGGAACGTGGGAGGAGTTAAAAAATGGCACTAATTAGCTCAAATGCTTATCTGAGTATGGAAAATGCCACAGATAATGCGCAGTACATCTACAATTTCATGGTCCGAAATGGAGCGTCGCAGAACGCGGCGCTTGCCGTGCTGGGTAATATGTATGCAGAATCAACGTGCAATCCGGGAATATGGCAGAACCTCGACAGCAGCAGAACAGACCTGGGATTTGGACTGGTGCAGTGGACCCCGTCCACAAAATATACAAGCTGGGCCGCGGCCAAAGGATATGAAAGCAAGAACATCAATGGGCAGCTGCAGCGGATCCTCTACGAGAAAAACGCAGGGATCCAGTGGCAGAAAAGAACCACATCAATGTCATTCGCAGAATTCTGGAGTTCCGGAGCAAGCCTGGAAACGCTGGTAGAATTATTTGAACTCAATTATGAGCAGCACGCCGGAGCAGTACAGCCAAAAAGAAAAGAGTATGCGAATTATTGGAAAACGCATCTGACGTTGGATGATGATTCGGTGGAAAAAATTGAAAAGGCGATTGCCTGGATGCTGAATATCGCGGCGGATAACTCACATGGGTATGATCAGGGGTATCGGTGGGGGCCAGATTATGACTGCTCCTCATTCTGCATCACAGCGTGGCAGGAGGCCGGTGTGCCGGTGAAAACGTATGGAGCAAGCTACACCGGAGATATGCGAGCAGTATTCCTGCGCTGTGGCTTTTCGGATGTGATCGGGAGTGTAGACGTCTATTCCGGATCAGGTCTGAAACGCGGCGATGTGCTGCTGAGCGAGGGCTATCATGTTGCTACCTATATAGGCAATGGACAGATTGTACACGCATCTCAAAACGAATTCGGTGGAGCAGTGGGAGGACAGACCGGGGACCAGACGGGAACCGAAATCTGCACAAGAGGTTACTATTCCCATACGCCGCCGTGGGATCATGTTTTGAGATACAAGCAGGGAGGCACGGAGGAGGTGCCAAAGCCGGAACAAACGGTAATAGTATATCCGGTGCGGTGGATACCGGCATAGAGAGGAGACAGAAAAAATGGACATGACAATGTTTGAATGGCCGACGAAAGCCAAAGTCGAAAGCACGGATTATGTAGCAATTTGCGACGCAGACGGAAACGAGAAAAAAATTGCCGTGGATGAATTGAAAAATATCCAGAAAGAAGAAACTGCAGGAGAAACGGTGGAAGAATGGCTTAAAGCAAAGCTGAAGAGCTATGCAGGATTTTCGGATGGATTTTATCCGGACTTGGGTGGATGGTCAGGTGGAACAGATGTATTCGGATTGGCCACAAAAAAAGGAACAACAGTGCAGTATGTAGGTTTTATGGCGGACGGGAAAATTCGGATGGGATCTTACAACACACAGAACGAAGCCTACAAAATATATATGCACAGCGACGAGCTGGAGAACCATCCGGTCGGATCTATATGGATCACAGAAACAGAAACTGCGGATCCGAACCAGATTTTCGGGGGAACATGGGAAAGATACGCCAAAGGGAGAACACTGATCGGCGTAGATGAAAATGATACAACCAAAAAATGGAACAAATCAGGAATCAAAGCAGGTGTAGCTGAAAACGATATTGACCACAAACATTATGAGACAAATGGAGCAGATGGAGGGCGAATGTATCAGATTTTTGGGGATGACGGAGGCCCATATGGATCTACGGTGCAGGCGAATATGACGGCAGCTTCATGGGCTGCACAGACGTCAGTTGGAAATATCAGAGTAAATAAGGTATCTACCATGACGGATCGTGCACAGGTGATCAATAATCTGCCGCCATATATCACAGTGTATATCTGGAAGCGAACGGCGTAGGAGGAGAATCATGAGAGTGCTTGAATTTTCTGTTATGGGTCAGCAGATCGAAAAGCGGGGGGATTTTTCCGGTCTGGTGGCGGGCAGTGAGCAGTATATGACAGCAAAATTTTATTTTGACCGGGAGTGGGCCGGAAAAGTAAAAGTGGCAGAGTTCCGCCGAATTGACTCGAAGATTGCAGAATGCTTTTCAGAAAAAATCACTGGAAACTGCTGCATCGTGAGAACCGAGGTGCTACACGGAAAGAAATGGTACGTGAACGTAGTAGGACTGGGAAAAGACGGAATGAAACTGTCAACAAACAGGGTAGAAGTGAAACAGGAGGAATGAAATGAGCACAACAGACGAATTACTGGAAGAGATGCTGGAAGATGCGGAAGAATACGCAACACCAGTCACGGACGATGATCTGCAGTTCTGGATTGACGAACATCTGAGAGTGATTTCTATCCCGAAAAACGGCGTAGTGGCTGGAGTTGAAGGAGATAAAAATGTAAATAAGATCAAATTCGGCATGAACCGGTACTACCACGGCTTCGATATGTCCACATTCTCCGGGAGAATTTTGTACTCAAACGCCAAAGGAAATAAAAATTACTACAACATCACAGATATGCAGGCAAGCGGGAGCACCATCACGTTTTCGTGGCTCGTAGACGCCGATGCTGTGCAGTACATGGGCAAAACCGCGTTCGTAGTCTACCTCTTCAAAATTCAGGGCTCGGAGCTGCGGCAGAAATTCTTTTCAACGTTGGCGACACTGAAAGTATTGGAAGGAATGGAAGTAGATTCCGCTGTACCAGTCGAAAAACAGACGGACATCATCGAGCGGATGAAAGAGGAGATCAGCGCCTACGCGGAAGAAGTCAAGAAAAGTCTGCCTGCCGATTACACAGCGCTGACCGAAACTGTAGATAAAATCAAAAAATCTATGTCGGCAAAAGGTACAGGCGGCCTGTATACATGGAAAAGCAGAGACGATATTAGTAGTGAATTGAAATATGATGACTATGATAATGTTATATGGAATTTTAAGAGAACAGATGGAATCTTGGGAGCATGGGTAAGCCTTACGGATGCACAAAGTATTGTAAACAAAAAATATAAAGTGTCGATATACAATCCAAATAAGTTTTTTGTAAGTGTAAATTTATATTTGACAAGAGACCGTGGTAATTGGACTACGCCGAATTGGGCGAGATGGATTGCGACAGTTATGATACAGCCACAAGAACGGAAAACAGTTACAGTAGATGGAGCGCTTTATGCTGATATAACAGAAGCTTCAATAACAAACGTTGCATCATTAGCACTTCAGATTGTGTCAACTACAGATATTGGAGCAGAAACGCAATTAATATTTTGGAATTTTGAAGATACGACATATAATGGAAGAAATGTGCAACTGAATGCAGTAAATGCAGTAAATGCAGTAAATGCAGAAAATGCAGAAAATGCAGTAAATGCAGTAAATGCAGTAAATGCAGTAAATGCAGTAAATGCAGTAAATGCAGTAAATGCCGGAGCAATATACGTATCAGATGCAGAAAATGCCGTTGTCAGAAATGATGATGATAAAAAATTTACTGTGACAGCAGAAGATTATGGTTTTATTCATGTGCATAAAAACGAGGGCGAATATAGCACAAAATATCAAGGTATATACCTGAAGGTACTGTTTAAGAGCATAGAAGCATTGGATGGAATATGGACCTTCACAATTCAGGCCCAAAACGGAAGTCTGTATCCAGGTGATAGTACGGACATCTTGCCGGAAGTTATGGACTGGGGAACTAATATTGGAATATTACATAGTGGCGACAATATGAAAACCATTTTTGAAAATTCTACAGCCAGTGAGTATGTTGATAAAGTGAAAAGAAATGGCTTTTTCTACATAAAATTTCTTGCTTATTCAGAAGATACGAAAGAAGTTGATTTTTCTGTACGATTGATTGCTGAAAGAAAAATAAAACCGTTAATATTAGCGCATACAGCAGAGACCGCGCATACAGCAGAGACCGCGCATACAGCAGAGACCGCGCATACAGCAGAGACCGCAGGTTTTCGCTATCCGGATGAAAAAAGGGTTCATACATTCGTTTCGTATGGAGAATATTCTTCGTGGAAGCGGGATGGAGAAAAATATGTGCTTAGTATCGGAAAGTATGATACTTCATTGAGTCAAAAACAGGTTAATCATGTATGGGCGCTGGATATTAAGGAGTTATTTGGTAAAAAAACGAAAATTAGAGTACAAATTCATAATACCAATTATTCAGGAAATCTCTCGACATCATGGGTGTTCACTAACTTCCATATAAGCAAAAACCCGTATTCATGGGGAGTTAACAATATAAAAACATTAAGTGGGCTTGATGTTGGAGCAGTTGACAGTGAAATAGAAATTGACTTGGATGATCTTGAAATCGACAGCAGCACATATGATTCAATATATTTTCTAATGGCAGCGTTTGACTACCATACTACGGAATATGCATATAATCCTGCAACAACAATTACCATAACACCGTATATTATTGACCAAAATAACAAAGTAATAGCAACGGACATGGATGGATTCAACACATCCGATTATTACACTAAGTCGGAAGTTGATGAAAAATTGGGAACCAGCGGAAAGTATATAACTTGCTGGGGGGATTCGCTTACGGCTGGAGGAGGATGGACAACAACACTTGGAAATCTTGCCGGCATGCCAGTGTATAATGGAGGTACAGGTGGTGAATCAGCCAGAACTATAGTGGCAAGGCAGGGAGCGGATGTCATGGAAGTGGATAATCTGACTATTCCTGCAGATACAACAGCTGTTACGATTGCAACAATGGCGTCAGATGGTGGAATAAAAACACAGGAAGGCTACAAAGTAACGCCGTTACTTCAGGGAGGTGCACATGTGAATCCATGCTATGTGGGAAATATTAAAGGTACGATGAGATGGACAGGTTCCTCGTACGCAGACAGAACAGGAACGTGGACATGGACAAGATCTGAAGCAGGAGAGAGCGTTGTCATTGATAGGCCTACAGCTATCCGTACAGACTTTGATATACACAGAAATGCGCCACATCTTGCGATTATTTATATCGGTCAGAATGGTGGATATAATGATCTGGATGATCTGGTAAGGCAGCACCGACTTATGATCGAGCACGCGAATGCGCAGCATACAATCATATTGGGATTTTCGAGCGGAACCGCTGCAGGAAGATCAGCGTATGAAAGCCGCATGAAAAAAGAATTTGGAAGGTATTTTGTGAGCCTGCGCGAATATCTTGCACATCCAATCTACAATGGGACAGAAATGGTATCTTGTTGGGGCTTGGCTGATCAGGGGCTGGAACCTGGTACAAAAGAATATAATGGAACAACTTATGATGCTTTGACTGAAATAGCATCAGGAACAGTACCACATCAGATTTTGGCAGATTCGGTACATTACACAAATGGAACGAAAACGGTGATCGGAAATATGTTATACAAGAAATGTTGCGAGTTGAATATTTTTTGA